TTCCGATCTAAACATGAGTTCCAAACCTCTCTACTGAATCAGAATCTATTGCAATCTGTGTAGATCCACCTGTTCTAGTTCTCTGAACTGTATTAACAATTTTATTATCATCATAAGAGCTAACAATATCAACATAAGGAAGCTCTCCTACTCCCTGCCCAAAAGTTGCATCTGGAGTTGTTGTATTTGTTAATCTATAGTTTCTATCTCTAAAAGTTGCATCTCCATTAGCTGCTATAAAGAAAGTACCATTTTCTGCTGTTTCTACTTTTCTTAGAGCAGTTAAGAGATCATCTGTTTCAGATTGTGTTTGCACTTGTAGTTGTCCTGTAGATATAGCCTGATTACTATAACCAAAGCTGTCAAGTATGTTTTTAACTCTTACAGAGCTTAATTCTTGTGCTTGAGTAAGTGTTAGCCTAGTAGTAGATCCTAATTTAGATATACCTAACTGCCATCCAACACCATCTAAAGTTGCATTAAAGAATAGCTTAAAAGCATCTACAACTCTTATCTTTGTGCTTGAATCATAGCCCTGCCCTGCATACTGTACAGGAAAGCTCTCTACAAAGCCATGAAAGATATCATAAGTAACAGAATCATACTCAGCCCTTATTCTAAGCCTTTTAAGAGGTTGTATTTTAGTTCTGCCTAAAGTTGCATCATAATAATAAGTTGTTTGATTAGGAGAAAATCTATTATCTCTGTTATCTAAAGTAACAACTGCTGTTCCTGTTTGAAACTCTGATAAGTTGCTAATTCTACCTCTGGAGGTATCAAAATTTCTTAAATAAGCAGATACATCTGTCCAAGTTTGTGTGCTATCTAGTGGATTACTATCAAAAGCTATTTCACAAATTAAATTAACATTAGAATCAAAAGCTACACTCATTATCTTACAGCAAAAGTCTTACCCTGATTTTGTATTCTAGTATTAACTTTTTGAACTACTTCCTCAATCTTTTCATCTCCAATATAAATCTCATTAGTAATTGTTGTAGTTCCTGCACCTGCACCACCCTGAGAAACACCAGATTGATTGCCTATAGTATCAGCAGGAGTAGTTACACCCTCAGCAGGAGTTGTTCCTAAAGATACAAATCCCTGAGATACTAATCTACCAAAATCTGTACCCTCTAATCCTGTAATAGTTGATGCTAATGTTCTATTTGCATTAGTTTGTTGGTTAGTTAAGTCAATAGATCTTACTAATTCATCATTCCTTTTTTTAATAGCTTTTTTCTGACTTTCTGTTGCTTTCTCTAATTGTTGTTCAGCTACAGTTAATAAATTTCTAGCAGATTTTAAAGTGTCAGAATCATTAGCTAATTCAAATTCTGCTTTTGCTAATTCTGCCTGTGCCAAAGCCAGATCTAATGAAACATCTTTACCATCAGATTGTGCTTTTGTTAATAAACCTATTTTTGTTTCTAATTCTGCTTTTTTAATAGCAGCTTCTGCATCATTAACATTTTCCTCAATGGTTAATCTATTAACTTCTTTTAGAGCTGAATTATAAGCTGATTGTGCTTGAGCCAAATCCTGATTAGCATTATTAATTAGTTTCATCAATGTATTTCTATTAGTTTCTAATTGAATGTTGGTTAATATCAAAGAGTTTTGCTCTCCAAATATAGGATTGAGCTTTTTGTCTATAGTTTCTCCAAATTTAGCTGTTTGAGTAGTATTTATTAAAACTTGTTGCCTATTCTTTATAAAAGATTGTGATATATTATCTATTTGACTTCTATAGCTTTCAAACTTTTTAATTCTTTCATCTTGTTGTTTAATAGCAGCTTTATCTATCTCTATTTGTCCTCTTTCTAAGATACCTCTAGCTTTAAGTAATTTACCTAAAAGATTTATAGGATTAATAGATCTTTGTACTAATTCTCCAAATCTGCTTTGTTCATCATTACCAAAAGATACAGCATCTCTAAAATCTTGAAATAATCCAACAGTTCCTAATAATGTTAAGTTTAAATCAGAGAATCTGTCTATAAGCTCTGGAGTTGCTTCAACTCTCATCTCATTAAATATTTTTAAGACTTCTCCTGCAGCAGGAAGTAATTCCTCTCCAAGTTGTTCTGATAATTCTTGAGTTGCTGATCTAGCTATTAATGTTTGTGCAGCAAATCCTGCAGCTTCTCTAGCAGCATTACCCTGTTGAACTGCTGATCTTTCAAATATAAGAGCTGTTGTTGCAAGTGCTTTTTCTTGTCTAGTTAATTCATCTGCACTTGTCTTACCTGTTTGAGCAAAAGCCTTAGTTTGTACTTCAGCTTCTGTAATTGCAATACCATAAGTTTTAAGAGCTTCTCTTTCTCCAACTAAAGCTGATCTAAATGCTTGTAGAACAGGAGCTGCACCTGCTGTTATGTTGTTAAATGATGCAATATCTCCTGCAAGATTAAAAAGTTCTGATGATAAATCTGCTGATTCTTGTTGAGTAAATCCAATACCCTGAGCAACAGATCCAAATACTGATATTAATTGTTGTGCTTCTGCTGAGGTTAATCCAAAAAGATTAGCATTTTCTGCTAATTGTAAATTTAATTGTTCTGCTGCATTACCAAATGTAGTTCCAAAAGCTCCTGCAGCTTCTTGAGCTGAACTTGCAGCTTTAATTGCATTAATTGAAAAATCAAAAAGAGATTTACCTGCTATAGCTGCTGCACCTGCAATAGCTAATTTTCCTGCTCCTGACATTCCTGCAGCAAATTCTGCATTCTGTTTAGCTGAGTTTTTAACATCAATATCTAATTGTTTTGTTGATTTAGATACTTTATTTAATTCTCTAGAAGTCTTATCAGCTCCTGTGAGCTTTAAGAACATCTCTAAAGTAGCTCTTGCCATTATCTCCTCAATTTTGCTCTTGCATTAGCTTCTGTGATAGCTTTCTGCTCTTTTTTGTTTCTATCTATGTAGTATAACTTCCAAGATTCAAATTCTTGCATACTCATAGACTTTCTAAGAGCATCAACTGTCATTCCTAAATCAAGAGCAAGTCTAAACTCAAAAGCCAACTCCTCATTATTCTGGAAACTGAGAGGCTATAGAAGCCTGATCCTCCTTAGTCCAAGCCATACACCTGTAGATACCTATAAGAACTTTATCTACAATAGATGGTGTGGCTTTACTATAAAACTCCTCAACCTGATCTATATCCTCAAACTGTGGCTCTTTTAAGCCTTTAAGTAATAAATGTTTTTCAAATAAAACTTCATCTCTTACTCCATCTTTCTCTGAAAGTTCATTAATTTCTACTGCATCAGCTTTAGTTAATCCTGTAACTAATACTGTTGCATCCCATTCAGGTATCTCAATTTCTTTCTCAGGTAGAGATGGTGCATTAGATATATCATCTAAGCTAAGTCTTTTCATTAATGCCTCCTGTATAAACTACTTATATTTTAAGCAGTTGTTTCAGTTACATCTCCAGAAACTTGAAAAGATGCAGTAAAGCTAACAGCTCCTCCTACATCTGGAGTTCTATCATAAGAAGTCATGATAGCTTCTCCTGTAGCTTTAGGATTTCCTCCTGTAGTTCCTATTGGATAGAACTCAAAAGATCCCTCAACACCAAGTATTCCAGACAAATAACCATCAACAGTTGCATCAAAAGATCCAGAGATTGTTATTGTTGCATCCTTTAGTCCTGCTACATAAGCCTTAGAACTATTAGAGAATGCTGAAACCTCTGCAACATCAGCAGTTCTTGAAATAGCAACATCTGTTAAAACATCAGAGATATCTCTTAAAGTTCCTCCAGAATCATCTATTTTAAAAGCTGCATTCTTTCCATGTGTAAATGTTGGCATTTATCTTTCTCCTATTTTCCTTAATTTATTTATGTGCAAAACCTACAGCAGCAGTTATTGAGCCTGTTCCTCCAAAAGTTAGAACTGCTCTTGCATACTGATTAGGATTAGTTGCACTTGTTATAAGCTCAGATGTAGTTCCTGTTGCTTGAGTAAAAGTTATATAATCACTCCAAACAGCTTCATCTGTGCTTGTTTGTATTTTAACATCTAATGTTGGGCTTCCAGAACTTACTGTACAATGCAAAACTCCTGCACCACCATTAGTACCTGCAGCTCCAAAATCAACTGATGCTTCATTAGAGCTACCTGTTACAGAAGTAGGAGCTAACAAGCTCTTTCCATTATAAGCATCTCCATCAAATTGGAATGCTACTGCTACTGCAACAACTGAGCCTACATCTGCACTTCTGTCATAAGAAGTTCCTATTGTGTTTCCAAAAGATACAGCATTCCCTCTGGTATATCCAATAGGTGCAATAGAGAATGCTGATCCAGATCCTCCTAGCTGAGATAAATATTCAGCATCTGCATCAGGATCTGTACTCTCAAAATAACCTGAAAGAGTTGCAGTACCATCTTTTAAACCTGCAACATAAGTTTTAGAGGAAGCAGTAAAAGTTGAAGTTTCAGCTACATCTGCTGTTAATGATAAAGCTGCATCTGTAAGAGTAGTTGATAAGTTAGTATTATCTAATAAAACTACTGCATTTTTTCCATGATTAAAAGTAGGCATCTACTATTCCTCCTCCTCTTTCATCATTTTACTATCAAACTTTATTGCTGCATTATTCTTAATCAATGCTTTAGCTATTTTATCTGGTAGATCAAGAACTTCTCCTGCCTCTACTCTTTTATCTTTTTTATCTAGTGAAAAATCACTTCCTAATAATATTTTTACTTTCATTATGCAATTACCTCTACATTAAATGTTACACCTAAGAAACTTGTTCCCTGTGTTACTTCATACTCTCCATAATCAGTTGCACTTACTACTCTAACAGACATAGCTGCACCTCCCAAAGTAGGATCTGATTCTATTGCTGCTTTAACAGAAGTTGCTCCTGATGAAGCTAAATAACCATCTACTGTATCTTGAGAAAGTTGAGCATCTACTCTTGATATATACACTATAACAGGTATCTCATAGGTATCTGCACCTCTTGCCATTGTTGAGTCATAGTTTAAAGAATTTATAGGAGCTACTAGAGCTATAGGTGGCTCAATCCAATCAGGAACATACTCATAAGCAGTTAATCCTGATATAGTTTCTAAATTTGTTTTTAATCCATCTCTTATTGAAGTAAGTAAAGCCATTATCTAACACTCCTAGCTATATCTTTTGCTATTAATCTTAACATATCCTCTGCACCCTCTTTAATCTCTTTTTGTTTCTCATAGACTACACCACCAATAAATGGTTTCATCTTTAAACCTCTCTGGCTTATTTTTCTAGCTACCAAGAAAGCATTCATTTTAGGATTACCTCTCCTAGCCCATTTATAAAGACTTGTTCCCTCTTGATAAGGTGGAAAGAATGGTTTAGTTCTTTTAACAGGAGAAAATCCTCTATATATTGGCTTACCATGAATAAATGGTGCATAAGGTGCTGATGTAGCCAATTTAAAGCCCTCTGACATCCTTAGCCTATTAGTTTGCCTTAACTTAGCTGTAAATACACTTCTCCTAGTTGTACCTGTGTTTTTATTGCCTCTACCTGCTTGAGATCTAGGAGATGGCTTATTCTCTAGTGCATTAAGAGAATCATCTTTTAATTCTTTAGCTAATTTATTGAAATAATCTACTGATCTTTTATTCCAGATAGATTGTGAATTGATTGCTCTAGATAAATCTAAAGCTCCATTTAGAGTAAGTTTCATACTCCATACTGTCTTTGATTATTAACAGCAGTAAGTCCTGTGTATGGTCTGCCTGATGCAAGAGTTATTGTTGTCTTTTTAAATCTTTTGCAAAGTGTTTTAACATCTGGATCTAGTTCTGATAAGAATATTACAGGAGCTTGTCCTGTTTCAGGATTACCACTAAATCCCATTGGGCTATTCTTTCTCTGCCAAAATCTAGCTGATTGAATTAATGCAGCTTGAGTAATTGCTTCAGGTATATAACTTCCTGCATTATGTTGATCTGGAAAGCCAAAAGTTGCTGTTATTTTTAAACCTTTAGGAAAGTGTGTTGGAAGTACTTTGCCTCCATTTTCAATAGCCATAACTATTTTATAGAATGGCATTGTTGGTATATGCTTATCAGCATTAAGTGGATATAAATAAAAATCTGTGTTTAGAACAAGTGTTTGGTCATCTGTTCCATCCTCATTAAGAGTTTTAATTACTAAGCCTGTAGTTGTTGCAATATCATCTACAAAAGCATAATCTGCAAACTCACAATCATAATATCTATCCTCTGTAGTTTCAGTTTGTATAAACTCTCTACCACAGAAATCATCAATGGCTCTACAAGCAGCATTAATAGCTATATCAATGTTTGCATCTTGTCCTGTGCCACTAAGCCCAAGCCAAGTCTTAACATCTGCTTTATCTACATACTGAGTATGAGCCATTTAGATTACTTATCCTCTGATGGTTTTACAGCTTTATTTTCTACTTTTTTCTTACTTGATTTTTTAAGTAAGTCCTCTGGAAGTACATCTCCAACACCTGCAATAAGTGTTGCTTTAGCAAAAGGAGGATTTTCTCCCTGCTTTACTTTTCCAGATTCTTTATCTTGCCATACTTGATCTGATGGCTTTTCTATAAATTTCATATTGTTGTCATTCTCCTCATGGAATGCAGAGCCAATAACTGTGTTAGTCATAACAAATCTTTGGCTCTGCTTTTTTTCCATATTAATTATCTACTATTCAATATCATTGATTCTAGTAAATGCTTGTGGCTTGTATGCAGCTAATGCATATCTTAATGAAGCCTTAACAGTAAGAATATCCTTACCAAAGTCTCCATCAGCAGCAGAATCAGAAATTTGTAATTCCATTCCTCTCCTGAATACATGGTTTACAGCTAAGCCTCCACCCCATTTACCTACTACAACATCAATGGTTGTTGAAACAGCACCACCAATTTGTGATGATTTAACTACAGGCAATCCCCAGATTGTTGGGCTTCCTGCAAAAGCAGATGCACCAAGCATGAAGTTGTTGTTTCCATCAACTTGTCCTGCTAATGCTTCATAAGCTGCAGGAGACATGACAATAGCATCTGGTGCTAATTTACCATTGACTTCTACAT